TACCAAACCAGAGGTTGGTGCATCCACCGATACCTGGGGAACTAAGTTAAACAATGACTTAGATGACCTAGATGCAATCTTTAGTGCTACTGGTACATCGGTAGCAATTAACTTAGACGGAGCTGTAATTGATAGCTCTGTTATTGGTGGTACAACTCCAGCAGCAGGTACTTTTACAACCCTTACAGCTAATACTTCTATCACAGGCACACTAACTGGTAATGTAACAGGAAACTTAACTGGTAATGTGACAGGTGATGTAACTGGAGATGTAACTGGAGATTTGACAGGAACAGTTTTAACAGCAGCTCAACCTAATATTACAAGTGTTGGTACGCTGACAGTACTTACAGGTGGTACAGGTGATTTAAATTGGGATAGCGGAACTTTATTTGTAGATTCTTCAGCTAATTCTGTTGGAATTGGTACGACTAGTCCTGATACCATTATGGAGATTGTTGGTGCTGACCCAATATTAACAATTAGAGATTCAGATACTTCAGGAAGTACAGCAAATTCTAGAATTAGATTTGCAGAATCAGGAGCTAGTGATACTTTAGACAATTATTGGGATGTAGGTCTAGACCCATTCTTAGCATTAACTTTTTCAAAAAACGGTACAGAACATGCAAGGTTTGATTTAAATGGCAACGTTGGAATTGGAACGACTTCGCCTGTCAGTTATCAAACAGGACCAGTACTCAATGTAGGAAACACCTCAGACACTTATGCACAAATTAATTTAACAAGTAGTACATCGGGGAAAAACTATATTGGATTTGGCGATGCAACGTCAGGAACAGGTCGTTATCAGGGGTTAATTACATACGACCACTCTGCAAATATAATGGGCTTTGGTACTGCCGCAAGTACTTCTTACCAAATGGCAATAGACTCATCAGGCAACGTTGGAATTGGTACGACTTCGCCTGATGGCAAGCTTCATATTGATGGGGCATCTGACACTGTTACAGGCTTGGTGTTTGAAGCGGGAGTAACTGGAGATAATAAATTCATAGATTTCCAGAACACTAGCGGCGCAAAAAGAATGGGCGTTGAATATGACAACAATAATGTTCGCCTAAGTATTGTCGACAGAAATGAGAACAAGCTCTTTACTGTAGTGGAAGATGATGGCAACGTTGGAATTGGAACGACTAGTCCTTCCTCTGCCTTGCATGTTTCTGGTACAGATTCGGTAAGTGGACGATTAGAAGTAACTAGAAGTGGCGTTGGTATGTATGTTGGTAGTACTGGAGCAGCAGGATATATCCAAACACCTTCAGCACATCCACTATTGTTTTTTACAAACGCAACAGAACGTATGCAAATTGATTCATCAGGCAACGTTGGAATTGGTACGAGTAGTCCTGGCGGAAACCTAGATGTAACGTCAACTGTTTCGACTAGCATTGACATTCAAGGTGGTGACGGAAACAGCAAAAACATAATCTTCCGTAAGACCACAGGCGGAGCACAACAAGCAAAAATAACCGCAGTTGGGGACGATTTAAGGTTTACAACTGGTACTACATCAGAGCGTATGAGGATTAATACATTAGGCAACGTGGGTATTGGTACGAGTTCGCCTACGCAACTTTTAGATGTCAATGGTAATGCAATAACAAGAGGTCAGGTCTTTCAACTTAACGGAAGCGTTCATGGAATTACGGCAACTAATAAAAAAACAGTTGCTTCTGCGGCAGCAACATTGATGGCTACGGTAACCGCTCCAGATCCGTCTTTTAATTATGGATTAGCAATTATTGAATGTGTTGCTACTAATTCTAGTAATGACCACGGATACTCTGTTGCTTTAAGCACAAGAGAGGTTTTGTGGAGTAAATACGGCGGTAGTATGCGAATTCTCAGCGATGTTGAATCAATCAACAGAACAGGAAGTGTCAACGCCGCTGTTATTTCAACAGCAATAACATCAGCAATTGTTGCATCAGGAGACGACTTTACAGTAACAGTAACAGGAACAAATTCAGGGTCAGTTAGCCAACCGAATGTTGTGCTTACGGTAAAAATAACTTTGTTTGGTGAAAGCACCACATCAATTGCTTTAGCTTAATTTTTTAAGGAGAATGAAACAAAACAATTGGAAAAGTAACAATAGGTAATTCTGACACAGGAGTAAAACTTGTATCGTGTGTGCTTTATTGTGGTTAAATAATTTTTAAAAGAGGAAAATAAAAAATGGCAATATCATATGAATGGAATGTAAACACAGTAGACGTATACCCTACTGACGAAGGACACAGCAATGTGATTTATAACGTGCATTGGCGATTAAACGCCACTGATACTCAAGTAGATGCAGAGGGCAATCCCTACACAGCATCTGTTTATGGTACTCAAGTATTAGACACATCTGATCTTTCAAACTTCACAGATTTTGACAGCGTGACAAGTTCACAAGTTCAAGGTTGGGTCGAAAATGCGATGGGTGAAGAAGAGGTACAATCTTTAAAAGATAACCTTGATGCAAAAATTGCAGACGAAATCAATCCAACATCAGAGACAAAAACTTTAGTAGCGTAAGTGAATGGCATTATTCCCAATTACTCCACCCGCAGGCATAGTCAAGAACGGAACTGATTATGGCAACAAAGGTCGTTGGGTTGACGGGAATTTAGTTCGCTTTGAAAATGGCTACCTTAAACCTATAGGTGGCTGGACAAAACTTAGAGCTACAGCACTAGATGGCGCACCCATTGGGATGTACGCCTACAACGATAACTTGGGCCAACCAATATTAGCAGTTGGTACAAGAGAAAAGGTTTATGTTTTATACGACAACACCTGGACTGATATCACACCAGTAGGCTTTGTTAATGATGCAACGAATGACCCTCTTGGTTTTGGTGCATACCATTACAATGTTGAAGATTATGGTGATGCTCGTTCACAATCAGGTTTACCTTTAGATGCAGGTCATTTTTCTTTTGACAACTGGGGTGAACATTTAAACTTCTGTTTTTCTGGCGATGGTAAGATTTACCAATGGCGACCAGATTCAGCAGGTGGATCACCCGATACCATAGCCACAGTCGTATCTAACGCACCCACAGGATGTCAAGCGATTATTGTAACCAACGAAAGACATTTGGTTGCCATAGGTTCAGGCGGAGATCCAAGAAGGATTCAATGGTCAAACAGAGAAGATAATACCAACTGGACATCTAAAGCTACTAACACCGCAGGTGATTTACAAATCCCTACAGGTGGTAGAGCTGTCATGGCAGCATCATTTGGTAATGACATTATTATCTTTAGTGATACAGGTATCAGCAGAATGTTCTATGCAGGATCACCCTTTGTTTATGGTATTGCTGATGCTGGAACTAACTGTAAAGCAGTCAGCAGAAGATCCATTGTTTCTACTGGTAACTTCCTAGCATGGATGGGTGAAAACTCTTTCTTTGTTTACGATGGTACTGTTAGAGAAATACCATGCGAAGTGCATGATTATGTTTACGATCAACTTAATGTACCAGGTAGAAAGGCTTGTTGGGGTGGACACAACTCTAACTTCAATGAAATATGGTGGGGATTCCCAAGTGGTGAATCACAATACGCACCAAACAAATATGTGATTTGGAACTATGGTGAAAATGTTTGGTCTATTGGTGAACTAGACAGAGGTTGTTGGGTTGACCAAGGTGTCTTTGATTATCCAACTTCAGCAGATAACGCTGGGTTTGTGTATCAGCACGAATCAACTGTATTAGGTAACTCACCTAATTTAGGCTCTGCTGTTCCATATGCGACCTCTGGGCCTATCGAAATAGGCAATGGTGACAATTATGTCCAATGCAATCAAATCATTCCAGACGAAGAGGCTAACACGCTTCCAGGTGTCACCCTTAGTTTCAAAGGTAAATTTACTCCACTCGGTGCAGAAACCGACTTTGGCAGTTTTACTTTTGAAAGTGATGGTTATACCGATGCAAGGTTTACTGCACGACAAGTACAAATGACAGTCACAGGCAGTACCACACAAGACTTTCAAGTAGGAAAAATTAGATTAAACATTAGACCAAGAGGTAAAAGATAATGGATTTATCCTCACAAAGACAGTACATACAAAGGGCGGAGAATGTTCATATGAACATTACTTTGGCTAACACTGATTACACTGTTTATACATCACCTTCTGGTGATGATTTTACTTTTTCTATTATTCAATCATTTTTAGTATGTGAGCATCAAGGTCAACAAACCCAAATAGATGTAACTAATACGCATGATGCAGATACTTTTAATTTATTTAGTGGCAAAGTTATTAGTGCTAACAGCACTACAGAGCTATTAGAAAGACCTATTATTATTCATCAAGGTGAAATTATTAAAGTACAAGCTAATCATGCTGGTAATTTAGATATACACATGAGTATCGTTGAGTATGGAAAAGGCGATTAGGTAATGAAATTTAATTATAAAATGTTTACAATAAAGGATATTTACAGGTTTTAATATGGCAGATCCATTTACAATTTTAAAAACAATAGGAACAGTACTAGGCGGTGCAGCAGCAGCCAAAGCCGCATTTGATCCCGAAACAGGAAAGCAAACCACACAAATGGATCCGGCTCAACAGGCCATGTATGAAGATCTTTATAGAAGATCTCAAGGCATAGCCGCACAACCATTTGTACCTTACACAGGCAAAAGAGTTGCTGGATTTTCTCCGGATCAACTTAGAGCCTTTCAAGCTACCCGTGGTATGTTTGAAGCTGGTCAACAATACGATCCGCTTGGAACACTTAGTCAATTAGGCCAACAACCAACACCAGGTTTATTACAAACAGATATTGGTGCATATCAATCACCTTATCAGCAACAAGTCATAGATCAAACTATGGCTGATATTCAGAGAGAATCTGATATTGCCCAACAATTAGCACAATCAAGAGCAATTAAAGCTGGTGCATTTGGTGGATCTCGTTCAGCTTTACTTGAAACTGAAGCAACCAGACCTTACATAGAACAAAAAGCAAGAACTTCAGCCGCATTAAGACAAGCTGGTTTTGAACAGGCACAAAGAGCCGCAGAATCAGATATCGAAAGACAGATGCGAGATAGGGCATTTCAAGCTGGTATCCAACAAAATTTACTTGGCGAACAGTACAGAAGCCTTGGATTACTTGGTGGTATCGGTGGTCAACAACAACTCTTACAACAAAGAGCGTTGGATGTTCCTTACCAAGAATTTGGCAGAGCATTGGATTATCCAAAACAACAACTTGGTTTATTGGCTCAAGGTCTTAGCGGTCAACCTCAGTTTGGTAGAACTGAAGCTTATCAACCATCTGGTATAGAAGGCGTAACATCTGCACTAAACATTCTTGGTTCTCCATTTATGCAGGGTGCTTTTAGTAGCTTTGGTTCACAACAGCCGCAGATGTCACCTGTACAGCAAAACCAATCAATAATGAATCCAGGTGCAACCTTTTTAGGTCTTAACAGATAATTATGGCAAATTCATTTCAAAAACTAGCAGACATTCTTAATATAGAAACCGCAAGACTATCCGGTGATCCCAGAAGATTACAACTTGCATCACAGATGCAAGAACAAAAAGAATTAAAACAAGCAACCGCACAGAGCGAGGCTGAGATCAACAAAGCGATTGATGAGTCTAACTTGCCTGAAAGTCAAAAGAGATTGTTAAAGGCTTTAAGCCTAAGAGAGAAAGCTGCCTTGTTTTTGGAAACACAAAAGCCTGAAGAAGAAAAATATGCCAAAGGTGCAGATGATCTTCTTCGCTATACGACAGGTCCAAGAGCCGGTCAGCAAGTTTTTCCTGGAATGACAA